ATATTATTAACCATTTCCACGAGGAAAATATGATGAATTAAAGTTTAATTGAATGGCATCTGTAGACCCATCTAAATTAAAACTATATGAAATTATTATATATAACAAATATTTATCATTTTCAAAATTTAAATTTACATCTGATAAAGATATTAAAGGAATGTAATATTCTATTTGGGTATTAATTTTTTCTTTTAAAATTTCTATATCTGGATTTTGTTCAAATAATAAATTTTTTAATCCTACACCAAAATTAGGTTCATTTACTCGTTCTCCAGTTTCAGTTAATAATAAATTAATTAAATTACTTTTAACTTGTTCTTTAATTGTTTGAGTACCTTTAAATATATTAACTTCATCAAGAGGAAAAGCAACCCCAATAGTAACATTTTTGTTAATATCTAATGGACTAATTCTCCTATTTCCGTTAATATATGCCATTATGGTCTATGGTTTTTTCTTTTATCTATTGCTCTCATTAATTCACGATAATCTTTATTTACAACATTTGCTACTGCAGTAGGCATTGGTGCTTCTGGTATTAATGTTGATTCAAGATTAGTATTACCTTTAGCTGTTTCGTTTAGTAAATCATTTAAGGCCCCATTAGAAGTAAATTGTTGGGAAATAGATTTACCCATAATTTTTTCTTTTAAAGAAGTTTGTACACTTGCAGGAATTGGATTACCCATTCCCGTAGCTGTTATATTACGTTGGGTTGGTTGTTCTACAATTGTAGATTTAAATTCATCACGTAAATCTTCTTTAAGAGTTTTAATTTCACGTCGAAGAGCATAATCTATTTCTTCTCTTACAACTTTTCTAATTAATGTTTCAAAAGCATTTGCTTTCATAATAAATAATGTTTGTTAATAAATATAATTAAATTAAGTAATTCGATATTGAATTACTTGAAAATTTGCATTTTGTATTCTTTCTATAGTTTTAGGATATAGATTTTCTTGAAGAATATATACACCTTCTTCATTTGGATCTGTATTCATACCTAAATTTTCATCTAGAGTAGATTGAGCTTCATCTACTGCAGCTGCAAAGGCTTCATCTTCCATAGAATCCCCTTCTACATCACACATTAAAGTATATTTTAAATAATATGATTCAATTAAACCTATTACAGAAGATATAGTACTTTGTAAAGTGGAAATTGTAACTAAAGCTAAAGTTAGTATAATTGATACAGCTGTAATTGCTGTTCTAATTTTTGTTAGTTTTACACCAAAAACTTTTATTGAGTTATTTATTTCTTTAATTTTAGCATTAGATTTATCTATTTGATCTTTTAATTTAAGTCCAGCATCTACATTAGCTGCGGGACCTTTTAGTAAATATATACTTACTCTAGCAGTTATTATTATAGTTTGTAATACAGGTACTAATGCTTTTAAAGTAAGAAAAATAAGTTCAATATCATTAAGTATTTTTTGTAATTTTAAAATTTTTTCTTGAACTATTAATAATTTTTCATTTGATTTATTTAATATAGATTTTAATCTAAGGGATGTATTATTTAATTTAGTATAAATAGAATCAATACGATTTCTTACTTCTATACTACATACTAATTCAGGGCCTCTGGATGTAATTTCATCCATCATCATTTGTTCTACAGAATCTTTAGTAGGTATTTTATTTTTAATTTCTCCTATTTTTTTATTAGCTTCTTCTTTTACCCTAGGAGCTAAAGTATCTAACATACGTTGACTTTGCTGGAGTAATGTTACTACGGCTCTTGACATATTATATAGTTTTAACTTGTTTACTTAAATTTTCTTTAAAATTATTATGTAATTCCCTTAATTTTCCTTGGCGCATTTTAATAGTATTAATATTATTTGCACTAGGAGTTGTAGGACCAGCAGGAGATATATACTCAATTTCTACTAAAAGCATATCTAATATATCATCTAAGACATCTAATAAACCATCATTATCTTTATTTACACCACCAAATTGATTAGGATCACCAACCATCCATTTTTGAAATTTATGTCCTAAAATAATAGGTTCAGTAGGTAAATCTCCATCTTTTAAACCTAAATAAATATTGGGAGAATTTACAATAAATTTACTGTCTTTTTTATCACTTGTATCAAAATTAAAACTACCATTTGTACTAAATCCAATAGCTTTATCTGAAAATAATAATATAGAATCGTCTTTAGCATTAAAAATTAAACGATCTGAATCAATTATTACTTGTTTTCCTTGAAAAATATTAGGTGCGTCTGGTGTGTAACTCATTTAAGCTGATTTTAAATTTAATTTTACAGTATTAATAGAATTAGTTTTTAAATCTTGTAATGGATAATCAGCTGGATTAGCTGTTTCTATATTGTTTTCATTAATTCCTAATTCTCTACAATAGGTAGGAACATCTAACCAAGGGCAATTTTTTCTTCCTTTTGTAGGATGGTTATACATTTGATTATGACCTAATATTTTAATATTAGGATATCTTATTGTATAAAATTTAACTAATTCATTTAATGAATTTGCTTGTTCTTTAGTTAGATCAAAAACACTCCCACCTATCCAATTTAAGTTAATAGTATTAGAATTACTTATATTTGGACTTTGATTTGATGTACTTCCTTGGGATTTAGAAGGTCCAACCCCAAATGATTTTTCATTATCTTTATATATTTGTATGCATTTACCCATATAATCTATTGTTATATGATAACCATGTCTACTCCAACCTGTAGCTACACCTTCAACTTCAGCTTCTTGCATAAAAAATTTAGCTAACCTTTCATGTGTACCTCCATATGGCCAAGCTGCTGTATGGATTACTAAATATTCTACTCTATTATCTGTAGGTTGTAGTTCAATTTGGGTTTTTAAATCATAAACTCCTAAAGGAGGATGTAAAGTAACAGATGATTCATGTGATTTAGAAGGTATTGATATTGATGTACCAGTTGCTAAAGCAGCTGAGAGATTTTCTATATCTTCTTCAGTTACAACTACTCCATCCCCTATATTTTCTATATTATCTTCTCCTGCTTCATCAGTACCTGATATACCATAAATTTCTATAGTTCCTGGACCATCTAATATTTCTTCAGCATAATCTGCAAAAGGATCATCAGATTCCGATTCTGTTGGTGGTGGTGGTGGAGTTGATTCAAATAATTCTATTGTTTCTTCAGGTATATCCTCTGATGCTTGTGTTGTTTGAGTAGTTGTTGTTTCAGGAGTTTTATAATCACCTGTTAATTGTTGTTGGATAGTTAAGTCTTCAACTAAATTAGCTCCAAATGATTTTTGATTTAATGAAGCGGGGGTAAAATTAGCTAATTGTTGGTTTGATGTCATATAAATTGAAGATGCATCTCCCATTATGTCTTCTTTAGCATGAATCCAACCTTTATCATCAAGTTGGCTTGATTGTCCATTTCTAATAATAGTAATAGGATCTCCTAACTCACCACTATTACTCCATTCGTTAGGAGTAGCTACTTTATTACTTATATTAGTAGAACCAAATCTTATAGAATTACCAAATCTACCTTCTATAATAGTATCACCCTCATAAGGTAATAAAGGTTTTATATTTAATTTTTCTTTAAAATAATTACCTAAATTAATTCCTGTTGATCCATCTTCTACTTGTCTTGCAATACTTTGTTCATAATCATTAGATACACCATTATTAAAGTCTTCAATATAAGGAAGAGCATTATGATGTGGATGATTCCATATATTTACTAAAGGAAAATAATATGTTGATATTGTATTATCTTTATTACCTGATGACATTATTAAAACTATTTCATTTAATAATGGGTAATTTTTTACAAATGAAAATAAAGGTTTTGCAATAGAATCAGTAGTTGAATTAGACTGATTTAAAGTTGTATAAAATATAGTACCTATTGAATCATAATTACCATAATCTTCAAAACGATCATGAGAAGGATCTAGTATAATATCAGTAACCCTAACAGCTATTAATTTAGTGTTAGGAGATAGTATTTTAAATTGATTATCTACTCTAACTACTGCCATTCTTTTTTTCTAATTCTTTTTCTGATATTTCTTCTACTATATTTTGTAATTGATTCATTTCCTCTTCAGTTAACATATCTCCACCTCCACTAGTTGTGGCTCCTGTTGATAAGCGTTGTACAATAGCTGCCATTTTTAATAAATGATCATCATTTTTAACACTAATTTCCATATATTCTTTAATTAAAGGTACTACTACTGTAGCATCTCCTAAAGAAGTAATAAGAGGACGTAATTCAGCTATTAAACTAGCTAATTGTT